GACGGCAAGGACGCGAGGACGATGGCGGCGATGAAGCGCTACGTCGAGAAGTTCCCGCAGATGCTGGAGAACGGGACGGGGCTGATGCTCTACGGCAACGTGGGCAGCGGGAAGAGCTTCGCGGCCGCGTGCATAGCGAACGCGCTGATCGAGAACGGCACGCCATGCCTCATGACCAACCTCCAGCGCATCGTGAACAAGCTGCAAGACGGGTTCTCGGGGAAGCAGGAGTACATCGACAGCCTACAGAAGTTCGACCTGCTCATAATCGATGACTTCGCCACCGAGAGGCGAACCGAATACATGACGGAGCAGGTGACGGCAGTCATCGACGCGCGATACCGCTCGAAGCTCCCCCTCATAGTCACGACGAACATCAACCCGCGCGACCTCATGAGCGCTGGCGGAATCGGGGAGCAGCGGATCTACAGCCGCATCATGGACATGTGCGTACCCGTGCCATTCAACGGAAGCGACCGCCGACGCTCGGACTACGCTGCGAGGACGGCAGCAGCCAAGGAGCTTCTCGGGCTGTGACGGAGCGCGAGCTTTCGCAGGGCGACTGGGGAGCTTCGCGCTCCCCTTTTCTTCAAAGAAAGTTGTTGCAAAGTTGATACAACTGTTTTAGAATATAGCCAAGGCAGATGGAAGGAGCCGGAAATGTTCGCAGGAATCACCAAGAAGCAGGCAGGCGCAATCTTCGGCGCATGGAAGCGCGGGGAGCTCGAAGCGACCGAGGCCCAAATCGACATGATGTACTTCCGCTTCGTCGACCTCGGTTATGAGACCACGGACGCGCACGACCTCGACTGCGCGAGCAAGCTCCGCAACGTGGTGGACGCCGTGTTCGCCAAGGACGGCAGCGCGACCAAGGCATTCGCCGACTTCATCTCTACCTACAAGATGTTCAACGACGACAAGATGTTCGCACTCTAGGGAAGCGGCAAGACGTGAAGACTTACGAGGACGCAATCAAAGAGGCTGCGGAGACCTACAATGCCCTGCTGAAGTAAAGGAGAGAGAGCAATGAACAACATCGAGAGCGCCATGAGGGACGGCATCACCGAGAAGTGCCCCAAGCAGTGCTGCTACTGCAAGCACTTCATGTACCTGAACTCCGACATAATCGGCGTCTGCGGGCTGGCCTACGACGAGTGGGTCGATGATAACCGTGGCACCGTGAGCTGCACCGAGGCGCTGAGGTTCTTCGAGGACTACGCGGTCTTGGACGACGAGGAGTGCGGGCGCACCGGGTTCGAGGAGTACTGATGGATCGCAAATTGGAGGAGCAAGTGAAGACATACGTTCTAAAGGTCGAGCCGTTCACGAAGTTCGACGAGCCGAAGGATCAGGCACTGAAACCGCTGGAGGAGGCCGCGGAGGTGTTCGGCGCGTGGCAGGCATCCGGGATTGATGGTGCGGGATCCATCACTCAAGAGATGCGCGAGGACATCGTTTATGAGTGCTTCGACACGATTCAGGCATGCGTCAACCTCTTGGAGAGCATCGGCACGACGGACGCGGAACTGCGTGACTCCGCCCGCAAGGTGTACGCGAACAACGTCGAGCGCGGTCGCTACGAGCCGTACTAGATCCGGGGGCTTCGGCCCCTTTTCTTCAGAGAAAGGTGTTGCAAAGTTGATACAGTCGTTATAGAATATAGCCAAGGCAATTGAAAGGAGCCTGACATGATTCGCAAGTTCACCGCAGAGACCGAGGACGCAAAGCAGAAGGTCTTCACGACGAAGGCCAAGACGCTCGACGGCATCGTGAGGGCCGCACGCAAGGCCACCGGGGACGCGAACCTCGACGCCTCGTGCATCTCCCCGGCATGGCGTCCCGGCTGGCACCCGCTGAGCAACCCGTACGTGCGCAAGGCGCTCGGCATCAAGGGATAGGTGGACGGCATGTATATCGATTACGTCACGGTCGGCGATAACAAGGTGCTCCACCAGATGCGCGCGGTCGAGGAAGGCCCGGCTGACCTCGACGCGTTCGACAACGCGATCGCGAGGCTCGAATCGACCGGCTTCGAGCGCATGTCGGAAACGTCCGACATGGAATGGACCGACGGAACGACTATCGCCTACATTCACTTCGGGTCTCTCTGTAAGAACTCCGAAAGAATTAAACGCAGATATGCCAACGCACCGAGCCATGAGCTCGTCTTTATGGACTAAGGAGAAGACATGCACCTCTACGAGATTGACGGACGGATCGCACAGGTCATCGAGAACGGCTTCGCGTTGGACGAGGCGACCGGCGAGGTCTTCACGTGCGACGAGTTGGAGGAATTGGAGGCCAGCCGCGAGGCGAAGCTTGAGGCCGTGGGCCTGTTCATCAAGGACCTCAACGCCGAGGTCGCGGCATTCAAGGCCGAGGAGAAGGCGCTGACCGAGCGCCGCAAGGCCAAGGAGCGCCGGGTCGAGCAGCTGAAGGAATACCTGGCATTCTCGATGCAGTCGCACGGCGACAGGAAGCTCGACACGCCGAAGGTACGCCTGAGCTTCCGCAAGTCCACGAGCACCGAGATCACCGACGAGAAGCTCGTCCCGGACGAGTTCAAGACGTTCGAGACGGTCGTGAAGATCGACAAGAAGAAACTAGGCGCGGCTATCGACAAGGCGATGAAGGACGGCACGCCGGACGCTATCAAGGGCGCAGGGCGAATCACGCGGCAGTCGCTCATCGTCAGGTAGGGGAGCGACGATGCGGGAGATAGGCAGCGGTACGACGGCGGTGGCCTGCGCCGAGCTCGGTGTTCCGTTCATCGGATACGAGATAGTCGAAGAATACGCTGAGATAGCAATCGAGAGAGTAAAGGAGCAAAAACGATGAGCATCGGACTGCCTCAAGACGCCGAGGGGCGTGAGATTCCGCTGGACACTAAAAGGTTATACGACGCCGACGGTGTCCCGGTCTGCATTCGAGCGTTTAGATACGACCCGAATGAATGTTTCTGGAGAGTCGAGCGTTTAGACAGGTTGGGAACCCCAAAGACGACAGAGCTGAGATTCACACCGCCCGACAGCTGGGAGAAGCTCGAAGCCGATCTGGGCAAGTGCATCGAGACGGACGATTCCTGCCGATATTACAGCGCGTCGGGAATATGCGCCAAATGCACTCGCCCAGACAATGACGGTGATGGATGCACGACCGTGGTATTCAGCGACATAAAGAGGCGCATCCGCAAACTGAGAGGTGTGGACTGATGACGGCCTATATCTGATTAGGTCGCGAATAGCCCATGATCACTGTGCGCTTGGAATGACATATCGAGAGCTGGCGCAAAAGCACGGGGTTTCAAAAAGCCGCATCGGGCAGATCATCGATGAGTGTGATTGGACGAAGATACCCTATCGCGGAAAGTGCGCCGACGAGGGCAGCGCATACAAGACTGTTGGCGTTGCCTCTGATGTATCAGGGCGAGCAGGGCGCTGTTCGGGAACAACGACGCGCTCTGCAGCCTCGACAGCTCGGGGCCGGGAATGTGGGCAAAACTGGCAGACCTAATCGAAGGGAAGAACTGACAATGGCTAAGGTTGACACGATGCCGATTTACCTGCAACCGCTCATGAGGGGTTGCAGCGTCAAGCTCAACTGGTGCTCGGTGTGCGGGGCCACGTACCCGCTCAACCAGCACCACATCGTGAAGCGCTCGGCGGGGAAGATGTACGACTGCCATGGGGTCGAGCTGCCCAAACCGACCATCACCCTTTGCGGGAGCGGAAACACCAGCGGATGCCATGGGAAGGCCCACGCGCACAAACTGCACTTCCGATGGGTGGACACGGATGTAAAGGACCGATCGCAGGGCTTCGGCTTCGCTACAATCAGGGGCGGGCACTGGGAGGTCTTGGAGACGGACGAACCCATGCGCGAGTTCGAGGCCTCGCAGGTCGAGGACGGATGGAGGCCGCTTCGCGGTCAGGAAGACTAGGAGAGAGCTTTGAACGAGTTTCAGACTCGGGAGGTACGGCAAACACAAGCTGTTCAAGCCGAACAAGAAGACGCGCCGCACGGAATACGTCCGCTCCATCTGATACAATTAGGACGCAGGCAACGCTGCGAAAGTGGCGACGGAAGGCCGATGCTCTACGTGAGTGTCGGCCTTTTGCTTTATAATGCACTCAGCCCGCGCGGGGCTTCACCCGCGCACCCATCCGGCTCGGGAAGGCCGAGCTTAATCACGACTTTAGAAGGGTTGAGGACATTGCAGAACATCGAGGAGATCCTGAAGGCGAACGGAATCGAGGGCGATCCGGCCGAGGCCATCGCGAAGGCCGTCGGCGAGAACTACAAGACCGTCGCCGAGGTCGAGCAGAAGGCCAAGAAGCTCACCGAGACTCAGGCCGCTCTGGACAACGCCAACAAGGCGCTCGACGAGGCAAAGAAGGCCTCGGAATCGGCGGACGTGGACGGCCTCAAGGCCAAGATCGCCGAGTACGAGGAGGCCGCCAAGAAGCGCACCGAGGCCGACGAGGAGGCCAAGAAGCGCGCAACATTCGACGAGAAGTTCGGCAATGCGGTAGGCGACAAGAAGTTCGTGAACGACATCGTGCGCGATGCCGTCGCGGACAAGGCGTACGCAATCGCCAAGGCGAACCCCGACATGGACGTTGCCGCGATTCTGGGCGGCATCGTCAGCGATGCGGAGGGTGTCTGGCAGAACCCGCAGCAGACCGTAAAGAAGATGCCCGCAGCGAGCGGGAACGGCGGCTCTGCGGCTGGAACCCAGTCCGTCCAGAACATCGAAGACCTGAAGGGCATGTCCGTCGAGGAGATTCGCGCCCACATGGACGAGGTAAACAAGGTTCTTTCGAACCAGAAGTAAGAGAGGAGTAGCGATGGCTACCAACCAATTCATCCCGCAGGTTTGGTCTGCGAAGATTCTTGAGGCGCTGGACAAGGAGCTTGTCTACGCCGAGCTGTTCAACACCGACTACGATGGCGAGATTACCGAGGCGGGCGATACCGTCCACATCGCGCAGGTCGGAGACGTGACCATCAAGGACTTTGACTGCGATACCGACATCGCATCGCCCGACGACGTTAAGGTCGAAGACCTGACGCTCGACATCGACCAGTCGAAGTACTTCAACATCAGCGTCTGCGACGTGAACGAGGTGCAGTCGAAGATCTCCCTGATAGATACCGCCACCCAGCGTGCTGGCTACGGTTTCGCCGATGTCTGCGACAAGTACCTCGGCAGCCTGCTCGCCACGAGCGGCACCGTGAAGACGGGCTTGGGCACCAAGGACACGCCTATCACCATCACCGCCGACAACGCGTACGAGACGCTTGTCAATATGAAGACGGCGCTGGACAAGGCCAACCTGCCCAAGCAGGAGCGCAAGGTCGTCGTCCCGCCCGAGTTCGAGGGCTTCATGCTGCTCGACCCGCGCTTCGTGGCCGTGCCCGCGGACGCGTCGCAGGACCGCCTCACCGAGGGCACCGTCTACCGCGCAGCTGGCTTCGAGATTCGCACGTCCAACAACGTGCCGTCCGAGGACGACGGCGGCTCTGGCACAACGACCGTGTACTCCATCGTGGGTTCGTCCCCGATTCAGGGCACGTTCGCGCAGCAGATCCTGAAGACCGAGGCGTACCGCCCCGAGAAGCGCTTCGCCGACGCCGTGAAGGGTCTGCACGTCTACGGCGCTAAGGTTCTGCGCCCGAGCGTCGTCGCCGTCGCAACGGTGGCTTTTTAGCGGGGGAGCAGCCTAGCCCAGCCACGGCGAAAGTCGGCTCGGCCAAGGTCGGTTCGGCCAAGGTCGGGACAGAATAGCAATCAGGGGCTGTGGTCTGGCGACCTCAGCCCCCTGTCGATTGGAGAGAGAAATGGCAACAGCACCTGCGTACACCGCGCACCAGTGGGAGGACGGGGAAGTCATCACCGCCGATCGCCTGAACGCAATCGAGAGCCAGCTCGCGGCCCTGTCCGCAGCAGGCGGCATCGGCACGAGCAACATCGCCGACGGAGCCGTCACGTCCGCGAAAATCGGCGCGTCGGCTGTCGGCGCGGGCAAGATCGGGTCGAACGCCGTCGCAACCGCGAACATTCAGGACAAGGCCGTCACGTCCGCGAAAATCGCCGATGGGGTCATCCCTACCGCCGACACCCTGTCCGGTGCCACGACCACGGGCAAGGCCGTCATGAAGGCCACCGACGAAGCCGCAGCGCGTACCGCAATCGGTGCAGCCGCAGCCGCAGCCGCAGCCGAGTAGGGGCGGACATGTACTTGACGTTCGAGGAGTACAGGGAGCTTGGCGGGGCGCTCGACGAGAAGTCTTTCGCCGTCGCCGAGCCGAGGGCTGAAACGCTGCTCGACGGCTGGACGCTCAACCGACTGAAGTCCGAGAGGGTCGTCGCTGATCTGGAGCAGATGGGCGAGTACCAGAAGGTCAAGGTCGCGATGGCTTGGCTCGTTGACCAGATGCAGGGCATCGAGAAGGCGCGCAAGGCGAAGTCCGAGGGCACCGAGGTGACGAGCTTCAACAACGGCGTGAACTCGTTCTCGTTCGGCGGGGGAGCTTCGAGCGAGGCCACGGCCGCAGAGGCGTCCGCGTACCACGAGGTGTGCAGGATGCTGCCCGTGGAGCTTGTGAGCGCCTGCGTGGCCTACAACGACGCGCGTTAGGGGGTGCGGTGTGAACATCGACGTTGACGGGCTGCTCGACAGCACGGTGACCGTGTTCAACCGCATCTGCGCCAAGGATTCTGGCGAGGGGGCGGACAGGTACCGTCCCCTCGTTCTGCATCCAGCGCTGTGGGTTGAGACGCTGACGCGCACGACCGACGCTGACGGCACGGTGCACTTCAAGCGCACGGTCAAGGTTCAGGTGCCAGACGGAACCGCGACCTTCAAGCCATATCGTGAATGGGTTCCAGAGGCTGTGAAAGGCGCTACAGCGGGCGTTTACACGCTATCCCTACACGACTACCTGATGGAGGGTTCCGTGGCCGTACAGGGCGACATGACGCGCCAAGAGGTAATCGCCGCAGTGGAGGGCAGGCCGCACTGCGAGGTGACGGCGTTCCGCGACCTGCGCAACAACGGTGCCGTGTCCGCTCCAGAGGTCGGGTGCCTGACGTACGCGAGCGTCGTCTATGCCGAGGGGGTGTAGCGTGCGTGCGTTCTGCAAGCGGGTTGCAAGCGCTCTGCAAGCGTTTGCAGACGTTCTGCTTGCAATCTGCATGTTGGCCCATTTCGGCTTCAGAATCTGGCGGAAGGCGAGAAGAAACTAGCGTCTACCCCGGTGTTTGCAAACTGCATGCAAACTGCGTGCAACTGCTTGCAAAATGACTGCTAGTTTAGATTAGATTAGGTTAGTTTAGATTAGTCTAGTTTAGGAGAGAGGAGGCGCGTGCGCGTGGCTACGGTGACGCTAGACCTCGACGGTGTTCCCCGCAAGGTCGATAGAATCAAGTCGGACGAGGGCTTGGGCCTGTTCATGGCGACCGAGGCGATGCGGGGGATGTCCCCGTACGTCCCGTTCAGGAACGGCTACCTCGACGCCTCAGCGAAGGCCGAGCCGTTCGCGGTGACGTACAGCACGCCGTACGCTGGGCGCATCTACCGCGGCACGTCGCTGAAGCTCTCCAAGGAGCGGCACTCGCTGGCTACGGCTGAGTGGGACAGGGCTTACGCAGCAGCCCACGGGCAGGAGCTGGCACGGGCCGCGACGGCGTACATCGGGAGGTGATTCGATGGGCATGCACGGCAAGACCGAAGCGGTCGTGGAGTGGCTGAGGACGTACCCAGAGCTCGACGGGTACCTGAAGCTGAACGCCACGGAGCTGACCGCAGGCGAGCGCACGGTGAACACCGTGTACAACGACGCGAAGGTGCGGGAGTTCATCGACGGCACCGTGGAGCGGCAGTTCACGTTCGCGCTCGTGATGGTGTGCGACTGGTCGTCTGGGTTCGACACGGTGAACGCGGAGGCCGAGGCGTGGGGCGAGCTGTGGCTAGACTGGTGCGACGCGCAGCTCAAGGCTGGGAACGTGCCAGATTTCGGCGATAAGTGTACAATCATGGCGATAGAATCGCTCCAGAACATCCCGTCGCTGGCCGCGACCTATCAGGAGGAACAGCTTGCGAGGTACATGTTCCAAGCACGCATCACGTACTGGGAGAAGGAGTAGAAGATGGCACAGTTGACGCGAAACCTGTTCGTACCGCTCATTGACACGCTGAAGGGGGCGAGCGCCGGCGAGGGAACATTCAAGTGGGTGCCCATCGACCTGTCAACGCAGTTCGAGCTGGCGTACAACCCCAACACCGAGACGAAGTCGTACATCTGCTTCAAGAACGACACGAACGAGGTGACTGGATACGCCCCCGAGCTGCCGCAGGAAATCGCGCTGGAGAGCGACAACCCGCTGTACAGGTTCATGGACGAGTACCTGAACTCGTTCCCCGTGGGCAGCGCGGCCAAGGTTCCGTTCCTGTTCGTGCGCCCCGACGTGGAGACGGGGCAGGCCACCAAGGCGCTCATGTGGCAGGAGGCGACCGTCGTGGGCGACACGCTGAACACCGTTGACGGCATCCTGACGTTCACCATCAGCCTTAACGGCGACCCCGTTGAGGGCAGCGTGACTGGCCTCGGAACCGAGGACGTGAAGTTCGTCCCAAAAGCGTAGAAGGAACCGCGAGGGTCGGTTCCGCCGAGGTCGGTGAGGCTGTCGTCGGCAGTGGATAGCATGATAGAATGAGCCGTGGCGCAATCGAGCGTCACGGCTTTTTCGTTGAAAGGTAGGGAAAGATGGTCACGTATCGAGACACCAAGGGCAACGCAGTGGAGCTTCCGAAGCTGACGCTGGGCATCAGCGACAAGATGGACGCTGTTGGATCGGCTCAGTCGAACCGCGAGCGCTACCGCTTGCAGTACGAGTTCGTCAAGGAGGTCTGCGGCGAGGAGTACGCCGCTCAGGCGCTCGACGGAGAGGACATCGAGGACATCGACCTCGTGGCGCTGAACGTCGTGTACGTGGGCATCGTGAACGCATACGCCGCCCCAGCGGCCAAGGCTCAGACGGAGGGAATCGCAGAGCAGATGAAGGCTCTGAAGCCCGTGATCGGAGCGGTGGATGCGGTCGGCAAGGTTGCCGTCATGGGCAACTCGCGCCAAGGCTTCAAGGCCGTGCGATAGGCGATGATAGACCTTCGTTTCGAGCTTCCCACCAGCCTAGAGGTCGGTGGGAGGCTCTTTGCTTTGGATACGGACTTCAGGACGTGGATTGAGTGGCTTCGCTGCTATCAGGAGGAGGCCATCGCGTCGTACTGCATCTTCAAGGGAGAGAGGCCAGCCGGCACCGAGTGGGTGCCGGCTGCCTTGGAGTTCGCGCAGTCCGAGAACGCCACCCCGGGGAAGTCTGGGAAGGCGACGCGCGAGACGTTCGACTTCATCCTCGACGGCGACTATCTCGTCGGCTCGTTCATGCAGGCGTACGGCATCAACCTAGCGACCGTCGAAGGCCTGCACTGGCACGTGTTCCTAGCCCTGTTCCGCAGCCTCCCAGAGGGCACGAAGATGGCGGAGATAATGGGCTATCGCGGCTGGAGCAAGAACGACGCGAAGAAGAAGATGGAGAAGCAGTACGAGGAGGCTCAGCGCATGTGGAGGTTGCCGCCCAAGAAGACCGCTGAGTCCAAGGCTATAATCGATTGGCAGAAGAAGGCGTTCGGGAACATCGCGTACCCATAGGCAGGGAACGCCCCCGTTGACGGAAGGGGGCGAACGTGGCAGACGGAACAATCAGGATCGGCATCGAGCTTGACGACGGAGGAATCAAGTCGGAGGCGAAGGCGGCTGGAGCATCAGCGGGCGACGCTGCTGGCGACGGTCTGGAGCAAGGCCTAGACCAAGGCTCGAAGTCTGGTGCCGACAAGGCTGGCGCGAACATGGAGTCGTTCGGCGACAAGATGAAGGGCGTGCTAGCGGGAATCTCCGTGGCCGCTCTGGCAGCGTCAATCAACGAGCTCGTGTCGGTGACGAACGAGTTCCAAGAGGACATGGGCAAACTGTCGGTCGCGGCGCAGCAGAACAACGTGTCTACCGAAGCTGCGAACGGAGCCTACCGAGACATGGTGGGCATCCTCGGAGAGACCGACCAGTCGGTGGAGGCCGTGAACCACCTGTTCGCGCTGTGCGGCGATAACACGAAGTCGCTGAGCGACTGGACGAACATCGCGAGCGGCGTGTACGCGACGTTCGGCGACTCGCTGCCGCTGGAGGGACTGACCGAGGCCGCGAACGAGACGGCGAAGGTCGGTCAGGTGACTGGCCCCCTCGCCGACGCAATCAACTGGGCGAGCGAGGCTGCGGTGCAGCAGGGCGTGGCGCTGTCTGGAAACCAAGCGGCGGTTGACGCGTACAACTCGGCGCTCGCGAGCGGCGCGACGCAGGAGGACGCGTTCAACGCAGCGCTTGCCGCGTGCAACACGGAGCAGGAGAGGGCGCAGCTAATCACGGACACGCTGAACGGCGTATACGCGGAGGCTGGCGCTCAGTACCAGCAGACGAACGCGGACGTCATCGCGTACCGACAGAGCCAGAGCGACCTCACCGCAGCGATGTCGTCGCTCGGGCAGGCGTTCATGCCCATCGTGACCGGGCTTACGGACGTGGCGACCATGCTGCTGTCTGGCGTGCAGCCCGCAGTGCAGTGGTTCGTGACCAACCTGCCGATAATCGCGCCGATACTCGCGGGCATCGCGACGACGATAGGCCTGCTGGCCGTCGTGCTAAACGCATCGACGATTGCAACGACCGCGCAGACCGTGGCGACGAACGCCGCAGCCGCAGCGCAGGGTCTCCTCAACGCCGTTATGAGCGCGAACCCGATTGCGCTGATCGTGGTGCTCATAGCCGGACTCGTCGCGGCGATAATCGGCCTCTGGAACAACAGCGAGGCGTTCCGAAACTTCGTGACGAGCGCGTTCCGGCAGATTCAGCAGGTGGCGCAGGACGTCATCGGCGCAATCGTGAGCTTCTTCACGGTCACGGTGCCGAGCGCAATCGAAGTCGTCATGCTGCACTTCCAGATTCTGTGGAACCGAATCGTCAGCGTGTTCGACGGTGCGCTGAGCACGGTGAGAGGGTTCGTGTCGAACGTGGTGGACTTCTTCACCGTGAGGGTTCCGAACGCGGTGAGCAACATGCTGAGCGCGGCTGGCCGCATCCCCGGCCAGATAGCGTCGTTCCTCGGCAGCGCGCTTTCGAGCGCAGCGAGCTTCGTGGGGAGCTTCGCGTCGTCCGCAATCCAAGCGGCGGGCCAGTTCGTGTCGAACATCGTGAGCGGGCTGTCTGGCCTCGCTGGGCGCGTCATGTCCGTCGGCTCGGACATCGTTCACGGCATCTGGTCTGGCATCAGCGGTGCCGCTGGGTGGCTGATGAACCAGATTTCGGGCTTCGCGAACAACATCGTGAGCGGCATCAAGGGCTTCTTCGGCATCCACTCCCCTTCCACGGTCATGCGAGACCAAGTGGGCAGGTACCTTGCGGAGGGCGTGGCCGTCGGCTGGGAGAAGAACGACCCGATGGCATCCATCGAGCGCGACCTGAACGTCGGCGTGTCCCGCCTGAGCGTTCAGGCGCAGGCTATCGAAGGCACCGGGGGAACGACGAACTACCAGACGGTGAACTTCAATCAGCCCGTGGAAAGCCCCGACCAAGTTGCGCGGACGATGCGCTTGCAGCAGCGGTACGGACTCGCGGGTTCGTACGTGTAAGGCTGCACAAGGCGTTGGAACGCGCCCATGCTCCAACTACACTGGACATGGGCGCATCGCCCGTTACAGGCGATTCTGTGAGGTTTAGGAGGCATGATGGAGCAAGTCATACTCCACATCGTGAGAGACGACGGGCTGGAGTTCGACATCGACAACGTGGTGTGGATGATTCCGAACGACGGGCTGGAGAACTGGGCTAACCTTCCGCACTCGGTCTCGGTGCAGGAGAACGCGAGCTACGACGGCGGCGTCGTCACGAACAAGCGCATCGAGACGGTAGACCGCTCGGTTCACGCGGAGCTTGCGAACCCAGCCGACAACGCGGCGAAGCGTCTGGAGGCAATTCGGTTCTTCAGCCCGAAGCACACGTACGAGGCGCACCTGACGTATCAGGGGCGCACGCTGTGGTGCGCTGGCGAGCAGTACGCTTTCAAGTGCGAGACGGGCAACATCTACCAGCCAGTGACGTTCGACTGGACGATACTGTGCCCGATGCCGTACCTGCTGAGCGAGGGCAACTTCGGCAAGGACGTGGCGTTCATCAAGGCGAAGTTCGGCTTCCCGTACCACTCGGTCGTGCAGAGCACGCCAAAAGGCGTGTACAAGCGCGGTTTCGTCATGGGCGTGTACGACTTCAACAAGACGGTTGACATCCAGAACGACGGAGACGTCACGACGTTCCCGAGAGTCGTTATCAGAGCCGACGGCACGGTGGAGAACCCGAAAATCAGCATCGGAGACAAGTTCGTGCGCTTCGTGGGCACCTTGCAGCAGAATGACGAGCTGGTAATCGACTTCGAGCAGCGACCGCCTAGGGTGACGCTAAACGGGCAGAACGCCATCAACAAGGTTGACCGAGCAAGCTCGTTCACGTCGTTCCAGATTGAGGCGGGCGACACGACGTTCGAGTACGACGCTGATTCTGGCGAGAACGTCATGTCCGTGTCGCTGTACTACTGGAAGCGCTATCTCGGCATCTAGGGAGGAAGCATGAACTGGTTCGACGGGGAGGGGGTTGCTCGATGGAGGTCTACGGCCTTGACGGCAAGTTCGGCCTCGTGACGGCCGCAATCCCGTACTTCAACTTACAGTGGGATCGAAAGTACTACGAGGCAGGGGACTTCAGCATCCAGATTTCCGCAGACGTGTACGACCCGAGCTGGGCTTACATCATGACGCACGACAGACCAGAGGTCGGAATCGTGCAGAAGCTCCAGTACACGAACAACGGCGGCGAGAAGCTGGTGCAGCTGTCTGGGTTCTTCGCCGAGCAGAGGCTGAACGGAATCGTGGCATCGCCGCGCTTCGTCGCAGACCTGAGCAAGACGGAGAACGTCATAAAGCGCATGTACGACACGTACGGTGTGCAGTCCAAGAAGGGCATCGGCTGGAAGGCCAACGCGCAGCCGCTCGGCGACAGGACGCAGTGCGACTTCATCGGAGACCTACTGGGCGAGAAGTGGTACTCGATTCTGGAGACGCGAGAGCTGAGCTACAGGGTGACGGCGCTTGACGACTTCAGCGGGCTTGTTTGCCAGATCTGGCAGGGCATCGACAGAACGCAGTCGCAGGACGCCAACCCGTGGTGCGTGTTCAGCTCGGCGTTCGGCAACTTGGAGGACGAGGAGGTATCAATCGACCGTTCGGCGTACGCAAACGTGTGCAAGGTGTCGGCGAAGGACGAGGCGTTGCAGTTCGAGGTCGATTTGAGCGGCGGCGGCGAGCGGTACGAGGTGTTCTTGGACAAGGGCAGCGAGGCACCAGAGGAAGGCCAGAGCGAGGAGGACTTCGAGGCGGCTCTGAGGCAGGAGGCGCTGGAGAAGCTGGCCGACTGCGTTGTGGCGCGGGAAATCGACGTGTCGAACCTCGGAGACGCGAGCTATCTGGAGGACTTCGACCTCGGCGACAAGGTGAGCGTGATTCTGGACGACATCGGTCTGGAGCTGGAGACGCGCATCGTGGAGGTCGCTGAGGTGTTCAAGCCAGAGGGGCATAGCGTACAATTGGGGTTCGGTAGCAAGAGGATTACGAACATGAGGAGGGCGATGGCGCGATGAAGGTGTTCCCAGTAGACAGCATCGTGACGAAGCTCGGCGATGACGGCCTGCCGGTTTACGACCGTCCGTACGTCAGCGCAGACCTGCGCGAGGTGTACGCCAAATTCTTCAGCAACGGCGTGTTCATGGACGGCAGCACGTCGCTTCAGGTGATGAACGCCACGGGCGGCATGAACGTGTACGTGAAGGCTGGCACATGCCACATCAACGGAGCGTTCGGAGTGGAGACCGAGCAGAGGACGTTGCAGCTTGACGCTGCGAGCGCGAGCCTCGACCGAATCGACACCATCGTCGCCCGCCTCGACCTCGCAATCGAGGCGCGTTCGCTCGACCTGTACGTGGTGAAGGGCACCCCAGCGGCAGACCCCGTGCGCCCGAACCTCACGCGCAACGAGACGGTGTGGGAACTCGGCCTCGCCGACGTGTACCTGCCGAAGGGCATAGCGACAATCAGCCAAGGCCGCATCAGCGACACGCGATTGGAGACGAAGCGCTGCGGCGCGGTGACACCGTTCGTCGAGTTCGACACGACGACACTGTTCGAGCAGCTGAAGCAGGCGACGCGGGATGCCGTCGACGCGATGAACGCCGCGCTCGACGGAACGACGGCCGGCAACCTCAAGAAGTACCGCAGGAGCCTGCGCGTAGAGACGGAGATTCCAGCTGCGGCAGACCTGAACAAGTACCAGACCGTGGGCAACTACGGGTGCTCGGTAGCCGGCAACGTCGCGGGCATCAAGAACAAGCCCAGCGGGCTTGCGAACCCGTTCCTGCTGTTCGTCCACACGGTCGGCAGCGCCGTGCTGCAAGAGGCAATCGACGCGGTTGACGGCTCGAGATGGTGCAGGGCTGGCGCTGGCGCGTGGGTGCAGACCTACGATTCGAGTTCCGTCGTCCCCGTGGCCGACGGCGGCACTGGCGCAACCACGCTGACAGCAAACGCCGTGCTGCTGGGCAACGGCACTGGTGTGGTGAAGCAGAAGGCGACCGCGAACGGCGCGATGTTCGCGACTGGCGCTAACGCCGAGCCGTCGTTCGGCATCCTGCCAATCGCGCAGGGCGGCACTGGCGGCACATCTGGCACGAGCGCGCTGAACAACCTCGGAATCAAGAAGTGGCTGCTGGACAACGTGTTCAGGGTCGGATACGTGTGGATGTCATACACGAACACGTCTCCGTCCGGCATCGTCGGTGGAACGTGGACGCCTATCACGGGACGATTCCCGTACTTCAATGCGGGCACGTCCGCTGGTGGTTCAAACACACACGCATTAACAGTCGGCGAGCTTCCAAAGGTCCCTGTATACACGTCGGATAGCTTCAACACCAGCGCGGGTCTCACAGAAAAGCTCTACACGTCCGCATTCACGCAGGGCTCGCCGTACGTGAATTTTCTCTCGGTGTACCTCGGAAACGGGAACTCGCACAACAACATGCCCGCGTACCAGACTCTGTATGCTTGGCGCAGAACCGCATAGCATAACGCTGTACGTGATAGGAAGGAGAAACCGAGATGGTAGTGTACGACGAGAGCGGGCATCGAATCGAGGAATACGACCTCGACAAGGGCTATCTGGAGAACAAGAGCGAGGCCGTGGAGCATCGATGGGTGGTCGATTCCGATGAGCAGGGCGAGTGGGTCACGCTGAAGGAGTACCCCGAGACTGGCGGCAAGGACGTCGAGTGGCGCGTCACCGCCGAGGAGCAGGGGCACTGGAGGACGGTGGACGCCGAGGGCGAGGAAGTCTCTGGCTTCGACGGCGCGCTCAGCGACGACTGGCCGCACGACGTGCCCGTGCCAGACGTCTTCCAGTACGCCATCTACCACGTGTACACCGAGGAGGAACTGGAGGAGCGCGAGAAGCAGCGCCAAGAGGCCGAGTACGCCTCACGTCAGGCGATGCAGCTCCAGACCTACAACCTCATGGCCGCGCGCGCTCAGGTCGCCACGCTGGAGTTCGAGAGCGAGACTGAGATCGCCGACGTGAGCACGCTGCTGCCCGACTGGGTGCCCGACGGGCACGAGTACAAGCAGGGAGACGCGTTCCAGTGGCAGAAGCGAACGTGGCGAGCCTCGCAGAACACCACGAGCCAGAGCATCTACCCGCCAGACGTCTCGGAGGCGCTGTACTACGAGATCGTCATCGCGCCCGACGGCATCATCGTCTACCGCGCGGCGCACGGGCAGTACGATTCCGTGCGCAAGGGGGAGCTGCGCCACTACCCGAACGCCGACAGCCCCGTGTACCGCTCAAAGGTCGATTGGAACGCATACGCGCCCGACGTGGTGCCAAGCAACTGGGAGCTTGTCGAGTAGTGTGCTAAGATTGCAACCGCTGCGGTTCCTGCCTTCCGCAGCCGAGGGGAGGCCGAGCAATCGGCTTCCCCTCTTTGCTATAATCGTGTGGTACGGAAGGGGGCACCTGTGGAGGAAATGGACGGTCGCGTTAGAAAGCTCGAAGCCGACAGCCAGCAGATGATGGCCGGCATCGAGACGCTCGACAATCGCGTCACGGCCCACGGCAGGGAGCTTGACGCTTTGCGGTTGAGCCGCGAGCACGATTCGGTCATATTGGCCCAGATCCAGACAGCGTGCTCGGAGACCCGCGCCGACGTGGCGAAGCTGTACGAGCGCGTCGATTCCCGAGCCCAAGAGGGTGCGAAGCGGTGGGACGCAATAGTGAACACGATCATCAACGGCACCGCGGCGGCGTTGCTCGCCTATATCGTGTGGGCGCTGGGCCTGCACCCGTTCTAACCTTGGAGGAAAACATGGAAGAGAAGCCCGAGAAACCCGGCATCAACTGGCAGATCCGCATCAAGAACAAGACGTTCTGGCTCACGCTCATCCCGGCGGTATTGCTGTTGGTTCAGGCGGTATCCGCGCCGTTCGGCTACACGTGGGACTTCGTCGTGCTGAACCAGCAGCTCGCCGCGATCATCAACGCCCTGTTCGCGGTCCTCGCAATCCTCGGCGTCGTGACCGACCCGACCACGAAGGGCGTCGGAGATTCCGAGCGCGCGCTCATGTATGACGACCTCGGCTAGGGGGTGGTCTATCCGGGTGCCCCATCCGCGATAGCGTCACGCGGGGCATGGCACCATCCGGGCCGTGGGGTAACCTGCGGCCCTTCGTTTTAAGGAGGCAATAATGGCAATCACTCAACGCGAGGCCTTCGCCCAAGTCATGGAGCACCTCTGCACCCACGACGGCGGCACAGGGCACGGATACACGCAATATAACCGCATGGGCGACGGCACCACGGAGACCATCAGGCTTTCCGACGGTACGACCGTGACCATCGCGGGCGGCGACCGAGACTGCTCATCGGCGGTCATCACGGCCCTCCGAGCGGTGGGCGTGAACACGTTCGGCGCGACCTACACGGGCAACATGAAGTCCGAGCTTCTCAAGACCGGCCTGTTCGTCTGGCAGGCCATGGGCGTTGCGAGCGCCAAGCGCGGCGACATCTACCTAAACGAGGTGCACCACACGGCGGTATGTATCTCCGGCTACGGATCGGCGCGCGGCGACCTGCTGGCGCAGTTCAGCATCAGCGAGAACGGCACCATCACCGGCACCAAGGGCGACCAGAACGGGCGCGAGTCGAACATCAAGCCGTACTACAGCTACCCGTGGAACGGCAAGCTGGTATGGAAGTCCGACGGGAAGGTGCTCAACGGCTCCAACACCGAGGTCAAGGACAACACCCACCCGGACTTGGGCGACACGCGCTATTGGGGGCCGAAGTTCAACAGAGCATTGCAGAAACAGCTCGGAACTACCGTCGATGGTGTCGTGTCGGGCCAGTGGCTGTCGAACAAGCCCTACTTCTGGGCAACCGACGGCGGCGTCGAGTGGACGGAGACCGGGAAGGGCGTCGGCTCGGACATGGTGTTGGCATTGCAGAAAAAGGTCGGCTGCAAGATCTATCCCGAGTTCTGCGGGGTTCAGGCCCGCCAGATGGGCAGCGGCACAATCAAGCGTCACCAGCAATGGCTCATCGACCACGGTATCTCGGTCGGCCCTGACGGCGCGGACGGGTACAACGGCCCGAACACCAACGTCGCCATCGGCAAGGCACTGGCTGCGGGACTCTACGCGAAGTAGTACAATCCCAGTGCGCCTGCGGTCTTTCTACGTGCCTTTCGCCGTCGGAGCGGCTCCTTTCCGATGCCCTCCGGTTCTGCCGGGGGGCGTTGTTATGGTTTTAGCTGTTGCAAAGTTGATACAGTAGTTATATTATTGACTTGTCGGACATTTGACGGCAAGCCTTACTACACGTGGAGGGAAAACTAATGGAGCAGTTCACGGTTCAGCTCGCGCCGCTCGTGATGGTGTGCGTCGGGGCCTGCAACGCGCTCACGTCGGTATGGGACAGGAAGAGCATCGGCGTCACGGCTGCGTGGGCGGCGTTCACCGTCCTCGCCTACGCCTCGGCCTACTATACGCAGGTGATGTACTGATGCTGCACGGCTGCCTGTACTGGGTGCTCATAGGTTGGCGGTGGGGAGTGTTGCGTCTCGTGCTGCTGGCCTACATCGGCGTTATCTGCACGTTCCTCGCGCTCCCGGTGTGGTTGCTCGCCAAAGCGGTGAAGCGGGCTAAAAACGGCATCTGAGGGCTTCAGACGGTATAATCAATCATCGACAGAAAGATGAAGGCGGGCGAGATAAGCCGGCCTTGGGAGATATTCGAGAACATGTTGGGAGAGAGGACGTATGGCGCACGCGGGCGGAAGGCCGACTAAGTACGACGAGAAGTACCACGTGCCGTGGGCGCGGGGCCTTGCCATGCGCGGTGCCACGATGCAGCAGATTGCCGAGGAGATGGACGTTGCGCTGTCCACCATCTACAAGTGGAGGGACGGGCACGCGGAGTTTTCGGACGCTTTAAACGAGGGCAGGCAGCAGACAGATCTCAGAGTGGAGCGCAGCCTGTACGAGCGGGCGATGGGCGGCAAGTCCAAGGAGACGAAGAAGGTCATCGATGTCGTGGACGGCCAGCCAGTGGTGAAGCGCATCGAGGAGGTGGAGCGCGAGCTCGCCCCGGACACGACGGCGTGCATCTTCTGGCTGAAGAACCGCAACCCCGCCATGTGGCGCGACCGTCAGGACATCGCCGTGAACGAGGAGCAGGACGCGAACATCAAGGACTGGATTGCGGCGCTCGGCCTCGGGGAGTCAGATGATTAGGTTCAGCGACAAGCAGAAGCGCCTAGCCACGTGGTGGTCGGGCGCTTCGTCCATGTACGACGGCGTAATCGCAGAGGGAGCTGTGCGCTCGGGCAAGACTTGGGCGATGGTTACGGGCTTCATCCTGTGGTCTCAAAGCACGTTCTCATACCGTAACTTCATCGTTGCCGGACGCACGATAGGCTCTCTGACGCGAAACGTCGTGATGCCCATGCTGACCATCCTCGGGCAGGAGCTGGGTTTTCCGTTCGAGTACAACCGTGGAAACGGCTTCGTGAGGGTGGGCACCAACACCTACTGGCTGTTCGGCGCATCGAGCGAGCAGGCTCAGGACGTGATTCAAGGCATGACCGCCGCAGGGTGCCTGCTGGACGAGGTGGCGCTGATGCCGCGCTCGTTCGTCGACCAAGCGCTCGCCCGCTGCTCGGTGGACGGCGCGAAGTTCTGGTGGAACTGCAACCCGTCCTACCCGACGCACTACGTGAAGAAGGACTTCATCGACAAGGCGCGGGAGAAGCACCTGCTTGTGATGAAGTTCAACATGTCGGACAACCCGACACTGAGCGAATCGGTGCGGCAGAGGTACGAGCGCATGTACAGCGGCGTGTTCTACGACCGATTCATCCGAGGCCTATGGGTCGTGGCGGAGGGTCTGGTGTATCAGGACTTCCGAGAGGACACCATGTGCGCGGAACTGCCCGCAGAAGACGTGCAAAGGTCGCCTCACGTCCTATCGATCGACTACGGCATCACCAACCCGTTCGTCGCTATCGACTGGGTTATAAAGGCGGGTGTGGCCTACGCCGTGGACGAGTACTGCTTCGATTCGAAGGCCGAGGGGCACCGCAGGACTGACGAGGAGCACTACGACGCGCTGAAGAAGTGGATGGGCAAGAGGTACGTGGAGCTTGTGGTCATCGACCCCTCGTCCTCGTCCTTCATGGAGTGCATCGCCCGCCACGGCGAGTGGGACTACCGAGGCGCGAACAACGCCGTCATCGAGGGCATCAGCAACACCATGACGGCGCTGAAGCAGCACGGGCTGTTCATTGGCAGGAAGTGCGATCGACTGCTGTCCGAGCTGGGGCTGTACCGATGGAACGAGCACAAGAAGCACGAGGAGGTCGTCAAGGAGGACGACCACGCCTGCGACGCGATGCGCTACTTCGTGCAAACGGTTGGCTTGCAGGAGCTGTCGTGCTTCTTGTGGGACTAGGCGTAGAATTACGCTGACGATTGAGAGGAGAGGCCGATGGGTTTGTTCGACATGGTGCTTGACCGCCTAGCTGCGGCTCTGGGCAAGCGGATTCAGGGGTACGAGCAGCACGCCGCGTACCGAGACAGCGGGAAGAAGGGCACCGACTACTCGGTGGAGAGCATGGTGTGCGAGTCGCTCGCGAACCTGATGGTGCTGGAGTACTCGATGCCGATCGAGGGAGGCTCCGCGCGGGCTAGGATGCTCGACGAGGTGTCGGACGCGTTCGTGCGCGACACGCTGTGCAACGCGGTGGCGATGGGGTTCCTGACTGGGGACAGCATCACCGTGCCCAGCTGGAACGGGCGCACGATGGACAACGTGCTGGTGGACGCCGGCAGCTTCGCCATCCTCGGGGCAAACGGCCACGAGGTCACGTCGATGATCTACGTCGTCGACGAGAAGCAGATCAAGCACGGCGCTCGGTACACGCTGCTGCGCCTCATAGAGCTTGTGCCGTACACCGCTCAGGACGGCACGCAGGCCTACGCGAACCGCTACAAGACGTTCATCGCGAAGGACGGCACGATAACGGACATCCCGCTGAGCGAGTTCCCAGACTGGGCTGCGGCGAACGAGGAGGAGTGGGTCATCCCGAACGTTGACCGCCTGCTCATCGGCCGCTACCGCTCGTTCACGCTCAACCCGCTGCGACCGAACGCGCAGAAGGGCACGCCGATATGCTTCGGGGCGTCAGCGCCCATCCGCGAGATCCACTACCTCACGCAGCAGATGCACGAGGAGTTCGGCCTGAGCGAGAAGGCCATCATCGCCGACAAGACGCTGTTCAAGAAGGAGCTTAGGCGAGACAGCGAGGGCAACGTCATAAGCCAGAGGCTCGTGCTGCCGAAGGGTCGAGAGCGCCTGTTCATGGACGTCGGCAACCGTGGCGGGTCTGGAAGCCCGCTGGTTCAGGAGTGGGCACCGACAATCCAGCTCCAGCCGTACATCGACGCGCTGGAGAAGCAGTACCAAGAGGTCGAGAAGTGCGTGGGCGTGTCCTCGGGAATCCTGAGCAACCTGAACGACCAGAGCTATCAGAACGTGGACAACGTGCGCAAGAGCACCATCAAGACCCAGAGCTTCGTGAACACGGCTCGCGAGGTCTGCGAGAGCTACCTGAGCGACATGGTGTACGCGTGGAACGCCATCATGAACTTCTACGGCGTGACCCCCGTGGGCGACTACCACGTCGAGCACAAGTGGAGCGACGAGTACATCAACACGTTCAGCGACCAGCAGAACGCCATCCTCGCCGGCGAGGCAATCGGCGCGACAGACGCCGTGGACTACCGCGTGTTCGTCATGGGCGAGAGCCCCGAGGTGGCGAAGGAGAGGGTGGCGCAGATAAAGGCCGAGAAGGCAGCTGCCGTCCCAGCGTTCGAGGAGATCAGGGTCTAGCGATGGACGCTTCGGACATCGAGTATCAGGAGCGGGAGCAGAACGGGGTCGAGGAGGACGGTCTGGCCGTGGAGCTGGCCGTCCTCTCGGTCATCGTGGCACGCCTGCGCAAGGTGGACGAGAGCACCACGTACGCCATCGCACGTGCGTGGCAGGCCGAGGACATGGGGGCGATAGCCAAGCTGCTGTCCGCTGGCGCTCAGATGCTCATGGGCAAGTCGAACAGGGTAATGGACGGCATGGGCGAGTCGTCCGACGAGTGGGCTAGGCCGTTCTTCGAGGCTCGCGGCATCGCCCAGACATCCGTGTTCGAGGACGAGCTCATGGGCGCGGCGCTGAAGTCCGGCAAGGTCGCCAACGCGCAGAAGGTCGCCTCCATGTGCCGAACATCCGTGCTCTCTCTGGTGGCTCCAGACGGCACCGTGAGGCGCGTGGACGAGGCGTACAAGGCGATTATGGACTCGGCCATACAATCCATCATGCAGGGCGACGCGGCGTACACGAAGGCGATAGAGCGGGCTGTGTGGCAGCTGTCCAAGGGCGGGCTGCGGGTGATGTACCCGAGCGGTTCCACGAGGGAGCTGTACGCAGCCGTCTCGATGAACGTCATGGACGGCTTCAGGCTGACGATGCAGGACATCCGAGACCAGCAGGCGCAGAGGTTCAAGGCGGACGGGATCGAGGTGTCCGCGCACGGCATGTGCGCCGAAGACCACCTGCCGTATCAGGGCAGGCAGTACACGAAGGCCGAGTTCGAGCGCATCCAGCAGGGGCTGCGGCGACCGATAGGCAAGGGCATGAACTGCCGCCATATGGCGACGGGCGTGGTGCTGGGCGTTTCATCCAACGCGTACACCGAGGAGCAGCGCAGGTCGATGGTCAGGGAGTCGCGCAGGAAGACTGGCGTCAAGACCGCGAGCGGGCACGACATGACCGCCTACGAGTTCAGCCAGTGGCAGCGGCGCAGCGAGACCGAGATACGCAAGCTGAAGGCGCAGGCGAGGCTGCACGAGAAGGCCGGGCTGGACCCTAGGGAGCTCGAGCAGGAGGCCGATGCGAAGAGGCGCGAGTACGTGGAGCTGTCGAAGAAGGCGGGGGTCGAGACGAGGCTGGAGCGGACGCGGGTCCACGAGTGGAAGCTGAAGGGATAGCAATGACACCGTACGAGAAGGGCCGAGCATTCGAGTACACGACCATCAGGGCGCTGAAGGCCAAGGGCTTCACCTGTATGCGGTCGTACGCGTCGAGGACGCCGGCTGACATCTGGGCTGTCAG